TTGCATCTCTTCTTGTACCATTGCACGTGCCATGTATCCTACATGTTCAGTAATATGTCCTTGTAATAATGACATGACCGCAGGATTAGTTTTAACTAATACCGATGACATAAATGCCCGATGCGCCCTGATGTGAGCGGAATGATCCTGATCAGGGAACGCAACAGGCTTTTGAGCGTTCAATGTTCCAGCGTTCTCGATCGCAGGATCGGTCGGCTGAGGCTGAGGAGGTGGTGGAAGAACCTTCTCTATATTCTGAACACCCAATGCGGAATACATTCGGCGATACGCCTCATGTAAATTGTGCATCTCTGGATTTGATTGTGCTAATTGTAACTGTGTCTGAGCCAGTGTGACACGTTGTGCCATGGAGAAAATATTTGGATCAGACACAGGAATGACATCGACACGATCGTCGAAGTCCGTTTGTTTAACCATTTGATTGCCATTGGCAACCATATATGGATACTCGGGAGGCAAGTATTCAGCAAAAACTTGTGCTAATAATTTAAATTCTATTTTTTGTGCATAGTGTAATCTTTTATGGATCGCGGACATAACTTTCATGCCTCGCTCTAGAATAGCCATGGTTGTTCCTACAGGTTGCTGTTGACTACCTGCATTCTCACCCATCATCATATCGGTCACTCCTGCAAAACGTCTTCCTGCATCAGTAACAAATCCTAGTAATTGAAATAATGTTGCACTTGGTTCCTTGTAAGGAAGTGGCATTAATGATTCACGCAGGTTTCCACCTGGTGCATCTACATCCCGCCATTCTCCTGGGTTAAGGGCTTCGTCATCATCTTTAATTCGCAACCCTCTTGCTTTAAATCCCGCAGGGAGATTGGACAACGTACCAGCGTCGATAAGTTGACGGAGGGCTGCTGTAGCTGTTCTTGATAATCCCCCGAGCATGTGGATAAGACCAAACCCATAAAAACCAAGACCAGGCAAAAACTTGTAGTGTGTAAAATACTGTTTCTTTTTCCTTGATCCGTCACCTTGTCTCCAGTTTCTGTAAATTGATAAAACTTTTCCTGAATCTTCATCGATCGTAACAATATAAGGTAACATAATACCTGTTGGATTATTTGTCTCATCTTTATCTTCGAAACCTGGTATGTCTAAATCGACATGCATCTCTAATAGATTAAATTCTTCTTCACTAAAAGAAACTTGTTCAACACCAAGAATATTATCTTGTTTATCTTTTGAATCAGAAATATCAACTTTTGATGGTTGTAATTCTACATCACGATAAAATCCTGAAACTTGATTCTTACGTAAATCATTTCTTTTCATTTTCACAACATGTGTAATACGCATGCATGATTCTAAATCAGAAACAAAATACGGAACAATCAAATCTTCGGCTGGAATAAATTTTGATACAGCTCTCTCTAATTGTGCATCATAATAAATTTTCTTAAAAGCTGATCCTGCTAATGGTAAGTGAAATAACATTTGATCAAGCTCAGGGTCAAACTCTTGCATAATGCAAGTGACCTGATAATTCATAAAGTCTTTAATACGTTCAGCTTGTTGTTCTACTTCTGGTGTTGAATCTCCTAAAATTTCTGTTCGAACAGGTCCACCAGGTGGGAGTAATTCTTTATAAGATTGTGCTTGAAACTGGGTTACCGCTTCTGCAAGTAATGGATGTGTAACACCCGTTGCTCCTGTAAAAGGTTTAGCACGTTCTTCATACTTAAATCCTAAAAGATCAAGTCCTTCTGTATAAGCCTTTTCCCAATCCGATCGAGAATTTTTATCATCTTCAAAATTAGAACGAAGATCAGATGATATTTTATCAAGAACACCGTCTTCAAGCCATTCAGCTATGTTGCCTTCAAATGAACCTTCTTGGGCACGCATTTGAGGGTTAAAGTCTAATGTTGCTCCTCCATCCTCTTCGTTAATAACTTGAGGTCCTGTTCCTTCTTGTTGTTCTTCAGGGAATTCTATTGTTTGACCTACTTCTTCTATTTCAAACGCATCTCTTGGATTAGCATATAATGCTTTATCAACGTTTGGATAATCTTTTTCAATTTTTCTTGCCATTAGTATGCTCCTATTGGTCCTAGTACATCAAGGACAGATTTTAATGGATTATACTGAGGTATTTTTTCCACCAGACCTCCATGTTTAAAGTATTGTACGTACGGTGTCAACATTTCTGGTGTAAGTTCAATAAGGAAAGAATCTACCATTTCATTACCGTGTTTTACTTTTCCTATGGAAAACTCTGCATTTTTAGCACTAGATATTTTTCTTAAAGTTTCCTCAGCATTACTTGTAAAGTGCCTTCCTGCTGGATCAGTAACATTTGGACCACCGTATTCCAAATCATAAGCCACGGCTTTACCGTGCTCTTTTGTTGTTCTCATATTAGGTGGAACATTCATTCCTTTATTCGTATCAACACTCCATCTCTTTTTTTGTGTAATACTTGGTGCTACTGAATAGTGAGATGGTGCATTTTTATTTACTTGCAAGACACCATTTTCATCAAAGTAGAATCGTTTCTTTGCAGCAATAGCAAGGTCATTTTTAATGAGAGACGATACCCAGTCTTTTTGATCTTTAAACGGAATATTTGGAAATAGGTCTTTTGGATCGATGTCATCAATAAATTTATTTAAATTAACAAGTGCTTCATCACGTATTTTTGCGGCATCATCTAATTGTCTCATGACAGCATCGTCCACTAGGTTTAAATCCATCTTTGCTACGTCATCAAATACTTTACTTGCTTGTTCTATTTGCGCTGTGTAACTTTTTATCTCTGCCGATGTTAAAGGCATTTGTCTAAATATATTATCAAGTTTCTTTTTTATTGCCTCTGCTGTTGAAGTATTCCCTGCTTGAAGGGTGTTTCTTAAATCCTTTTTTAAGTTTGCTTTTAATGATGCAGCTTTTTGCAAGAAGTCTGATTGAATTTCATTAGCCGTTGTTACGGTTACATTTTTTCCGTTAGCCAGTTTCCCTGGTCTATCATCAACAAGAGACCATCCTATAACATAAGGCTCTCCTTCTAATTTATTATTTGCATTAAAATTAACATCAGTCTCTACTTTACGAATATCTCTATGTCCTTCATATCGAGCAACGTTTTCTGGTAATGTTTGTACATCGCCTCGAATATCTTTGGAATCCATCCAAAGGACATGTTCTTCTCGTGTCCCGTCTTTATAACCACTTGATCGTCCACTATCAGCATATTTTAAATTGCCGTCTGCATCACTATATTTTGATGCTTGAACAAATTTTGATGGTGATCCATCAAGTAATTCTTTTATTTCCGCATATGCAATCGGTTGATTGTTGGTAAATTTACCATTTGTAAATCCTCCTTTTTTATTAAGGTATTGACGAATATATGAATCCACCAATTCACTTTCTTTAATTCCCGCTGCACGAAAAGAGTCATGCCATTCCTTTGCACTTAACTTTACTTCGTTAATTGGAATGTCAGCAACATTTCCCGATGCTCCTGTTTTAACACGGATATTACCGTTCGTTCCCTGCATGTATTGATCCATCTTTGAATAGAAAAGTCTATTGTTTCCTGCACCAATAATATCATCTGCTCCTACTGTTGGAATATGAACAAGTTCTTGTTTTGTCTTTTTTGGTTTTTCTGCTTTTTTTGCAACATTAATTTCTTCGACAGTAAAATTTTTATTTTCCTTATCCTTTAGAACAAGAACTTTTTGATCGGCATCATCAGGACTTTTTGTTTGATAAACTTTAGTCCCTGATTCATCTTTAATAATATAACGTTTCTCCATTTCAACGACAGGTTTCTGTGCAATCTTTTTTGGAGTTGATGTTAAGGCTTTCTTTGCTCCTTTATAAATACCAAGAGCCACGTTCGGTACAGCACCGACCACGGTCCAGTTTGGAATTGTACCACCAAGGGCTACTGATCCAAGAATAGTTGCACCAAGCCAAGATGGATATTCTCCTTTTCCCCATGCTTCTTCTGCTTGTTGAGAAAACTGCCTGTAATCTCTATGAGATAGAGCTTCCCCTACACCAGGCACCATGTACGGCCACATCGTCTCTGCGGTTGTTTGTATACCTTCTCCAATTTGACCTAGAGTTAGAGGATCTTCATCGATCCGTGCTCCAGGGGGAATGAATGGTTTAACATCAAACCCGCTAATTGGTCCTTGGTCCGCGGTTACTCCTTCTTCATCCGTGCCATCTTGAAAATATTGTACTATTCCACCGTCTTTCATAAGAGGTATTTTTTCTCCTAAACTTCCTGTCGTTGTTACACCAAAAACTCTTCGTTCACTTGGTTTTTTAACTTCAGTTGCTTTTTCCATACTTGTATATACTTCGTCAGCCAATTCATCAATGGTAACTTTTTTCTTTGTTACTGGATGTATGACAATATCATCTGGATTAATTTTACCACTATCATATGCTCTTGTTAAGAGTTCAGGAAATCTTGTCATAAAAGGTTTAGACTCACCTATTTGAAATCCGTAGGCTTCTCCTTGCACACCTATCTTTTTCATGTGTTCATGAATTTTAACAAATTCATTGTAATATTTTATATCTTCTGTTTTTTTAAAATTTCGCCATGCTGCTCTTGCAGCAGGCTCCCATTTGTCTTTTTGCACCATTGCATTTATAGTTGAAATATCCATGTACATATGCTCGGGGCTTCCCCCTTGCAACAACTTGTCGGGACTAACATATCCCTTTTTTATTCCTCCTGCTTCAAACTTATGAGCGATTTGCATAGACACCCTAGTATTAGGAACTTTTTCCCCCTTGACAATCACTGTTGGATAAAGTTTTAACAAAATAGGTTTAATAAGATTATTAACCTCTATCCTTGCGTCGTCTAGCAGTGTAAACTTTTTAAAGTCACCGGAATTTTTTAACTCGTTTGGATTATATAAAGCAAAAAATTTTTCTGGATCGTTTTTTATGTTTTCTGGGGCCGTTCTTCGTATATAATTAAGATACCTGAAAGAAGGACTTGTACTTGCAATATCTTTTAGTTTATTTACAGAAACACCAGTTTCATTTTTTAGAATATGACTATAGTTGTCCCTATAATGTTTTACAAATACATCGGCAATCCTATCTTCTCCCCCTTTTAGGTCAGCCCTTATTTGAATTTCAGAACCAAGAACTTTGTTATTGGGATTTAATTCATTATATGTTTTAATAAAACGATTCCATGCATTTTTTTGATTTCTTGTAACTTTATCCAATCCTTCAAATTCCGCATATGCTTTTTGCATATTTTCAAGTTTTACATAAGGATCATTTTTGTCCTTTACTCCTTCCATAAGCTGATTAAATTTATTTGATATGGTCGCTACTTTCTTGTCATACCCACTAGATACATGGCCAGTCTGCCTATCTTTAGTCCATTTTAACCAATTATTCATTGTTTTCTTATCAACAAGATTATTGTCAATAATAGTTTTTGTCCAATTGTCCCTTTGAGGACCTGTTACAGTAAAAGGATTAATGTCTATGGAAAGTGGTTTATTAAAATTTTCCTTAATGGTATTGACAATAGTGGAAAGGGTATTTCGTCCCTGTTCCGTTCTTACAGTCTGTAAATATTTATCAAGATTGGATACTCTACCCTTTGAGGATTTTTCATCCATATATTCTTGTATGGCTGTAATTGCAGGAGTAGTTACTTTTGATCCTATCTTTAATGCATTTTTTAAAATAGATTTTCTTATGGAGCTTCCTGGTAACTGGTCAAGAAACTTCACTAATTGTTGCCTGTTCTGTTTCGGAGAGAATGGCTTTGTCTTTCCCTGTGCATCTTTGCCACTTATCCAATTTTTAAATCCTTTCCAGTCAAAATTAATTTTAATACCTTTTGCACGCATCTCTTTAGAAATTTGGTCACTAAGAATATCAAGAGCTTGATCCGTGGCCCAGTTTTCAACATACTCGGCTGATGATTTCCAATCAGGACCATATTTATTTTTTAGATATTGCTCTTGGTCAAAAGTTAATATTTTATTTTTAACAACCTCATCCCCATCGGAATAACCTCTAATTGGTTGTATAAATCCTGCTAAACTACTATTAGGATTAACCATTAGTAATACTCCCTTTTACGCTTAGGGGATTTATCTTCAATATAGTCTGTAGCAAGACGAACGAAGTTGCCTTGTCTAAATCGCATTACTGCCTGTGTCATACTGTCCACCAAATCATCGTGATCGCCATAAGGAAATGCTGCACATTCCTCGATAACGTCCTCTGCCCACCTTTCATCAGGAGTCCATATCATACCAGATTCAAAAATTGGCGCAACAGAATTTATTCGTACATGCTTATCACTACCCTTACTAGGCGTGAAATTGACAACAGGAATACCTATTTGCCGCAGCTCATGTGTTAACGGCAGTCCTGATGCCTTTGCCTCAATAATCACGGTCTCAGGTTCCCAGTACTTATATTCCTTGAGAGCCTTGCGTTTTAAGTCAGGAAACTCCCACCTACCACGCTTTGCATCCATTAAAATCAAATGAGGACTACCATGTGGCTTTGGAAAGAAGACACCCCATGTTGTAATCGCGGAATAGTCAGCCGTCTCCTTTTTAGAATAAGCCGTATCGTAGGATTGAATAACATGGCTTAGTTCTGGAATTGTTTTTTCTTTCCATATTTGCCACCACTCTTTTTTAATAATTGATCCTTCTTGAGATACAGGTGCTTGTTGCCACTGCGCATTCCATTTACTAGCTGACAGAGATGCTTTCACACCCTCCAGTTCCTTAAAGCTCCAGAATCCTGGCCATACAGGTTTACCGCTTGGCATGATGGCAGGAAATTCTATTACTTCCCATTGATCCGCTTTTGGTTCTGCTTGTGCTTTCATTAACATACCTGTTAGATCTTTAACCGACCACCTTGTCATAACAATAACAATTGCACCACCAGGCTGTAAACGTTGCCGTGGTCCGGAGGTATACCATTCATAAGCATTATCCAATGCTGTTTCACTAAGGGCATCTTGCTCGGAATGTGGATCATCAATAATTAATAAATCTGCACCACGACCCGTTACTGCACCTCCTGTACCTGCAGCAAAGTACTCTCCTCCTTGTGCCGTTTCCCAACGACCCGCTGCCATACTATCTGGTTGTAAATAAGATTTTGGAAAAATTTTTTTATAATCCTGAGAGTCCATTAAGTTACGAACCTTTCTACCAAAACGAATGGCAAGTTCTCCGGTGTGCGTGGTCTGCATAATTTTGGATCGCGGTTTACGGCCCACGAACCAGGCGGGGAACAAGAAAGATGCAAACTCAGACTTTGTGTGCC